CCGTTTGACATGCCATGCTGAAGGATATTACCCGGTTGTGGTTCGGGTTGATGTGACGGAGACTTCTACTAGCCACTCAATTGAACTTGAGCCATTGGTAGATCATGTCAATGTCAGTGTAGAAGGAGATATGAATAGGGTTACTGTTCAAAACCCTGTTATGAAAGTGCAGGCTGTGCCTAGTACGACACATATTGAATGGAGGTTAGAATAATATGCCCTTTACTCAACTAACGCTTACTAATGTGGGTAAGCGTGAAATGCTTAAACAAGGCGAACTAGTTGTCACCGGCATGGCAATTGGTAATGGATCTACGAATGCTGATAATGCGACTGGATTAGCATCTCAATTTATTCGGAAGGTTCCAACTGTTACAAATGAAGGTGATAAGAAAGTCGTTGAAATTGTCATTGACAATAAGGAACTAAATATAACACAAAGAAAGGCTATGTCCGAAATTGGCGTCTTTGCCAAAGTTGGTAATGGGCCAGAATTCCTATGGTTATACGGTAGCAGCACGTCTGATGCTCCTATCTTAGAAGATTACAGGGTCAATCGTATTCAAATGACAATTCGATACCTAGTAAGTGTGTCTTCTGATAAGAACATTACGGTTACTTTGGTTGACGATAGAACAAGTTATGCTAGCGTCAATTCTGTTAACCGGGTGCAAGATACGGTGAACAAGTTTAAGACTGGTTCGGTTGGTGAACTAAATAATCTTATCAACATTGAAAACTTGGGAGCATTACTTGGCAAAATTGCCAAAACTAATAACGATGTTGACAACTTAACCACGCCTGGTATTTATCAATACACAACAAATATGGCGTCAAAGGGTATTTCTAGTAGCTATGGGTTTATCCTTGTCTTTTCGAATGGAGTGGGGACACTTGGACAAAATGGGCACTTCACCTGGCAGCTATTTGTTGGGACAAACGGTCGGATGTGGGTTCGAAAAAGAATCAATACCGAATCGTGGAATGTAACTGATGTAGCCAATGGTAATGTCCTGACTGCATTGCTAAGAAAATTTGGTCTTGACGAATGGGGCGCGACAATAGCTATTAACACTTGCCCAGCAGGAACCAGTTTTGGTTCCTACCTCAACAGTAATTCGGTCCCTATTGGCTTTAGTATCGTAAAAGACATGAACGCACCGGTCAAAGAGGTGTGTGTGTGGAAACCTTCATCTGGCTATGCCTATTGTTTCGCTCCTCATTGGGATAACGACTTCTATGTCGCGTCTTTAACCAATAACGTTTGGAAGTCATGGATAAACCTGTCACAACACGCCAAACTTTCATTGAACCAGGGTAATCAAGACTTTGGAGACTATCTTAAGTCGGATGCTGTTCCTGTTGGGATCTCGATGCAAAAGGACTCTAAGAGTGGGGCCTTTGGGACTGCTACTAAGATGGATAATAACAATGTTATGTTCTCTGGTACGCTACGCAAAGGCAACAAGACTTATCAAGTTGTCATGTCCATTGTCAATGGCATTAAGCCTAGTGCCTTTACTGAATGGTCATTGACTGATTAGGTGGTGAAGTGAATGCCACAAAAGTTTAATGCTCAGATTGACAAAAATCCTGAGTTCACCTTGCTAGAAGGGGACGGGTTGTTCTCGTATACGTTCTTAGCACCTAAGCCTGACTCTCTTATCACACTTAAGAATGGTGGCATCAAACCTGATTTAATTGGGGACACAATTCTGACGGAACTTCGGCTTGTGGCAGGTGATTCAGCTTCGACTTATGAAGAAAACAAGTCACAAGGAAGTAAGTTAGCTGAACTGATTGAAAACCTTCGGCAACTGACACTCAAGATGAAATCGGAAGTTGAAGGATTGAGAGGTGAAATTAGCCTTTCTTCGCGTGGCTTGTATGCTCAGTTCTATGATAGTCACAACAACTTGCAGACTGACTTAGCCACTATTGCGGGTAAGTTGTTAGCAAAGGCTTCTAGCGATGCAGCTAGTTCTATACGAGAACAGACTCCTAGCATAATTCGTGACAGTGTAACTACTGAACATTTTAAGTCTATCATTGAGCAGTCACCAGATAAGGTCATTCAAGCTATTAGTAATAAAGTCAATGGTGGTGAATCTATCTTCAGTCAAACTGCTGATGGGTTCCGCCTAGATGGTAAATTGAATGCTATTACCGGTACGACTTACATTGAGAAAGGCGTCATCAATAGCTCTCACATTACGGATCTTCAAGCTGACAAGATTACATTTGGTACTCTTGACGGAGGGAAAATAAAGGTGGTTAACATTGATGTCCAAAGTTTAACCGGTGAAATTGCTCAATTTATCCAAGCTGGCTTCAATGGGGTCGGAAACAACCTGCATATCAATGGTGACGGCATGTATTCCACTCGAAATGATGGTTCAATATCCGCTAAATATCTATCAGATGGTATTCAGATTTGGGGTGGCGGTCGATGGACCGGTTCTATGTCATATTGGGCTGACGAAGACGGTAGAAACAAAGGCGTTGTATTTTGGGCTAAGAAAGGTTTTAATCTTAATCTCGGATATGGAACTAATAAAGAAAACGTCTTTTCTACCGCACTATCTATTGATGGCGATAACGGTGAGATTAAGGTTTATAGTCCTTTAACTACTGATTCCGGGAATGGGTTTGTAATATCCAATTTAATCGTTGGTACTGAACCAGGAGTCTATTTGAAGAATAAACATGCTGATTGTGGGTTGTTCATTGGTAACTGGGGGACTTGCAGCATTATAGACCATGGTAGAGTTGTATAAAATTGATGTTTTCAGGAGGAGTTTATGAATGAGTTAGTAATTGAAGCGGTCAAACAAGCATTGTCTGAAACTGCCTTGGCTTTGGCTGAAGAAAAAGCGAATCGGGCTATGTATAAACGGGCCTGTGAATTGTTGGAAGAAGAAAATCGTCAGTTGAAAGAGAAGCTGGCAGAACTGGAGGTGCAAGATGTTCCGGATAGTAAGCAAGCAACTAACGTTCGATCAGGAAAAAACTAGGGTTCTTATCCAATCCACGGATGGTGAATACACCGCGTTCGAAAGGGAAATTGACGGGAACCACTTAGCTACACCAGACAACGATGTAATTGATTTAGTACTTCGAAAGGTGTATAAAGATTCGTTTCAAAAGTACGCTATGAGCGACGCTATTGAACAAGCGGACAAAACGGCGGAACAGGTGGTAAACCTAAAGAAAACTCTTGATGACTCTCAAGTTGTTATAGATGAACAACGTAAGCAACTTAAGAAAACAGAGGAACTTCTTGAAAAAGCTAGTGGTGCGATGCTTGAACAAGCTGACGACAATGCGAATATTAGTGAACACTTATTACTGGTTAAATACCAGGTAGAACAAATGGCAAAGGTGGTAACTAACTTCACCTTGCCAACTGAAGTTCCTGAAGATTACCGGGAACGCTTTGAATCTGACAAAGAAACTGAGCATAAAGAAGAAGGGGATGAGGAGCATGCTACACCACATTAGGGAAGCTGCTACTGCACTCGCTACTCATGTTCGGAATTTGTGGGGAGGAGGTGACAAATTTATGGAACTACATTTTCTTTACGCTAAGCACATTGAATTAGCAAAACGTACTTTTGCTTCTGTGCCACGCCGTCATAAGAAAGGTGTTCGTGAGCAACTTCAAATTCTTGGCTTAGCCGATTTGGAATTCATGACACTTGAACAACTCAAGCAACGTCTTGAGGAATTAGAACAAGGTGAAGAATAATCACCGCAAATGAAAGGGTGCCTAGTGCACCCTTTTCTTATGAAGGAAGGGGGAAAAGTATGCCAGGGAGCACTAGTATTAGCTCTGAGGTGTTGGGTTACATCATCGGCGTGCTGATTCCGGTAGCAGGTCTGTACTTAAATAACAAAAGCAAAATTACTGAACAGGAACACCGCATGACAATGATTGAAGCTAGTCAAAACTATACCCAGAAACTAGCTGAGCAAAACAGTAGACGGCTTGATGAACACGACGAGCAGAATAAGATTACTTATCAGCTCGTTGAACAAATCAAGGCGATGAAAGAAGATCTTATTGAGATCAAACAAAAGTTAAAATAGGAGGAATTCATTATGAATAAAATCAATTGGAAGGTTCGCTTTAACAAGAAAAACGTGGCATTCTTAGCGCGTTTCGCGATTGCTATTTTGATGCCTGTATTGGCTTATCAAAACCTCAAGCTTGAGGACTTAACAACATTTGAGACATTAGGGAAACTGTTTGTATCTCTGTTCAGCAATCCTTACTTAATTGGATTGACATTTGTCAATGCCTTTAACCTTATCCCTGACCCTACTACTGCTGGGCTTGGTGACAGTGAACAAGCGTTGACTTATGAGGCTCCAAAAGAGTCCTAAGAAAGGGGTGAAGCCGTATGTTGCAATACGGTAATTACACACTGTCGGATGATCTAATTGAAAAAATGCAGAAGGTGGCTAGGCATTATGACCTAGTCCCTTCTTTTGTTATCTGCCAACTATGTCATGAGACTGGGTGGGGGCAGCATCCTAATTCTATATCGGCCAGGGAAGACAATAACTGGGGCGGTATGACTTGGGGCTATGATGACCTCAATCCTAAGACTCGCAAAAGTGGCGTCCAGGTTACGCCAGGGCGCAAGCGTCCAGCAGTTGAGGGTGGATATTATATTCACTATGCCACTGTTGAGGACTTCCTAAAAGACTATGGGTATCTACTCCGCAATGGTGGCTTCTACAAGACCGCTGGAGCTAAGACTTTATGGGACTATGCACGAGGGTTATTCCGTCTTGGTGGCGCTCAATATGATTATGCTGGTGATGGCAGTAATTCGGAAAGAGTATTTAACTCTTACTATAATTCGATGAAAACTATCCATGATGCGCTGAATGCAAATGGGTCATTGGATAGTATAGACAAGGGGGAAACTAGCAACATGGCAAGTGCTCAAGATGTATTAAATGTATTTAGGAACTGGCTAGGTGGACAAATGTATGGTGGTGTACATGGCGAGATTGTACGTCTGTATAACGCGCAAAACCCACTTCCGGCTAGTGGATACAGGTTGAAAAATGACGATGACTGGTGTGACGCAACAGTAACTGCTGCATTTATCAAAGCCGGTCTATTAAACCTTATCGGTGGTGAATGTGGCGTACAACGCCATATCGGAATCTTCCAATCAAAAGGAATCTGGATTGGAAAGTCATATCCACAAGCAGGTGACATTATCACCTTTGACTGGGACGGTGGCGGTTTTGCGGACCATATCGGTATTGTTGAATCGGTTAGTGGCAACACGGTTAACACCATCGAGGGTAACTCAGGGTCACCTTCAGCTGTGCGGAGACGCTCTTATGCTTGGAACCACTGGCAAATCAAAGGGTACGCTAGACCTAACTATGGATCTGGCTCAGTTTCATCTTCTAGTGGGTCAAAATCTGTTGCTGAAGTTGCTCAAGAAGTAATCAACGGACAGTGGGGTACCGGTGAAGATAGAAAAGCTAGACTATCTGCTTCCGGTTATGACTACAATGCTGTCCAAGCAAAAGTCAACGCTATCTTGAGCGGTGAATCAGTAGGCTCTACAGAAGTACAAGAAACCGGTTGGCTTAAGAACGAGACCGGCTGGTGGTATAGAAATGAAG